CATCTTCCCAAGATATTGCACCATTACCATAACTCACTAGATTGCCAGCACCATGTGTATTACCAGTAAACAGTGCCCAGTCAATTCTGTGCAATCCATTTGCAGAAACACCTGTGCTGTTACCAAAATTAGCTGCCATGTCAACAGAAATGTTACCTGCTGCTGGCACAGTGAATGTTAGGCTATTGGTTGTGGTGTAGGTTGAATTGCCGCCACGCCAAGGACTTAGGGTATTTCCTGTACTGATACCAATTGATAGATCCTTCTGGAAACTCAACAAGTTTGTAGAACTGGAAATCTGACTACCTACGGCATTGGATAGATTTGAATTGCCATTTAGATAAGTGTCTAGACCTTTGATCACTGTGGCCACACCCAGCAAGGTGGCAATGGTATTACCCACACCATCTAACAAAGAAGTTGAGTTGCCAATGGCATCTGTGACCTGTGTTCTCACATAGTCCACATTGGCACTGACATTGGAATAAGGTCCCACGCCATCCGCATTCACACCTCTTGACTTCCACGCCCAGGTGCCATTGGCCAGGCCAGTGCTGGTGAATACCACATTGCCACCTTGTGTGAATGCATTGGCATTGGTTGATGCCACTGATCCCACAAGATTAAAATTGGTATTAGCCACATTGCTGGTGATGGCTACATTGCCTGCCCAGAATTGCACTCTATCCACAACACCAGTTGGCACAGTTGTTGTGACAGTTTGTGCTGGTAATGAATTCTTGGTTGTGAGCACAACAGTGGGTGTGGCAGGTGTGCCAATGGCACCAATTGATCTAATATTAGACTCGCCAGCTACCAGGAAGTTGCTCCATGTGCCACTGTAGATTGAATCATCATATTCTGTGCAGGAGAACTCCAGACGCAATGATCCATCATCTCCTTCAATTTCACGCACACGCATGATGCGGAATTCTTTGGCAGTCCATCCATAAGTCGAGCTGGTGATGTCAATGATCTCACCTGCTTGTAGATTGATCCGGGTGTAGTCCATCACAATCGTAACAGTAAGATCTAGGCGACTCTGTTTGAGAGTGATCATACCATAATTTTCAGCTTGTGGTTGATTGTTGATGAACTCAGAACTCACTTGTAGGGTATTGTCTGGCTCATATGCATTACGCAGGTTATCAGGCAATTGCAAAGTGGCATAATGAGGTTGATCATTCATGTCATTGCGAGGATACTCAACTTCCACAGCATTGTAGAGATTGGTCAAGCCTGATCCAGATATTTGAATAGGACCAATAATGTCTGCTTCTGATATGGCAGCTACTGAGTTACCGGCTTGATTGATGGTCCAGGAATACAGGCCCTCATGTGTGTTATAGGTAAACCAAGCAGTGCTGGCTTCGGCCAGTCGTTCTAGGTTTGACCACACAGGCTCACTTGTGCGTACTACGCCATTAATTTGTTGTGCATTTAGAGTTGGCATTTTGTTTCCTTAAGTGATATTAATGATTACTACACCAGATGTTGCAGTTCCAATAACTTTTCCAACATTACCGCCTTGGCCGCCACCGCCGCCACCATAACCACCACCATCATTGCCTGATTGGCCACCACTTGGCGATCCAATATTTGGTTGCCCGCCGCCACCTCCTGCACCGTAATAAACATTAGCACCAGAAATATTGCTTACATATCCAGGTGCTGGATTACCATACCAGTTGTAGAACACGCCAGCTGGCAATTCCACAGTGAAGAAAGAAGGACTAGGAGTTCCGCCGGCAGCACCACCAGCACCACCATATATGTAGGCCTTGTTTCCAGAATTTGGCGGATTAGGAGCATTTGTGTTTATGTATAAATTGGCATATCCAGGAGCAGTGGATGATGTAATACCACCTCCATCACCATTGCCAAGACCACCTTGACCACCGGCCGCTGTGAAATAAACATTGGCACCTTGTGAAATATAACTGCTGGTTCCGCTGAGAGCATTGCCAATAGTTACTGAGTTGGCAGCACCTGATCCAACTATAACATTATATGTACCTTGACCTAGGGCGTTGGCTGTGTTAGGGCTGGCGTTAACTTCCACTGCTTCGCCTCCAGCACCTCCAGCACCAGCACTGTTGAGTGTGGATGAAAATGCTTGTTTGCCTGATCCAGCACCACCACCACCAACTGTCAACACTCTAATATTACCCCAATAACTTTGTGCAAAATCTAGAGTGACATTTCCATTTGCTGTGAATGTCTGAGTGGATGGTGTTAATGCATTTGGTGTAACAGTAAGATTGGCAGTGATATTAGATTGTGCAACACCATCTCTTGATTGCGTATAAGTGAAGTTGCCGCTGGTGGCACTAAACACAGGCACAAACACAATATTGCCAAACAAGTTGTTGATGGTAGTTGTGTTACCAGTGGATGTGAATGTATTTTGCAACAGAGCATTAGCAGTGTTTGTTCCAAAATTACCACGAGCACTATTTAGAGTAATTGTATAAATTTGACCATAGTCAGGACCATCATTGATGTATGGAGTAGTGTTGGCAAATATATTTGAAACTGTATTGGCCAACACAGTTCTTGCTGTCATGTTTGATATTTCAGGATTGCTATTACTTGATGTAAATGTGGCCACAACATTGCTGGCTTGTGTAACATTGCCAGTTGATAATGTCTTGACCTGATTGTATGTGAAGCTGACATTGCCTGTATAATCCACAGGAGGCATCCATTGAATGGTGTTGTTGATTGCGGCTTTGCTGTTTGTTATATTCAACTGTGTGTTGGCATTGCCCACAAGACTATTGCTCACATAGAATTTTCCTATGTTGCCAGCGGTTTGTTGAATGCCCACTGTGAAACTTAGAGCTCGTGTGTCTAGATCAGTAATGGTATTGCCAAATGCCAATCTTGTGTCTTCAACATATGTGCCACCAGGGAAATTAAATTCTGCATGTGTGTTGGCAATTTGTATGTTGGCATTGGCAGTGTTGAATATTGCGGTGGTATTACCTATAGCAAAAGTAATAGCATTGCCCACATTGCTTGCTAGATCACTAGCAGGCAAGAACTTGAAAGCACCTGCGGCAATCTGACTGTTGAGACTTGTGGCATTACCATCAATAAAGATTGAGTTGCCTGTGACAACACCATCAGTCATGGTGCCATTACCCACAGCAGTATTGGCGTACAATCTAAATGTTACCACTGAAGTAGGATCCACTACCACATTGGCTATGGTCACATTGGCTAGAGTATCTTCGTTGTAGATCACATTGCCAGTAATACTCACACTAGGTGGTGTAATTACATTTACCGTAGTGGTCCAGTTTCTTGTGTTGCCTGATTGATCATTCACAGTGGTAATATATGAATACTCAGGTGTTATGTTGCTGGCACCTGTTAGGTCAGTAAACTTCACATTGGCAAATGCTTCTGTGTATTGTGCAACTGATCTAATGCCATTCACACGCCAGGCAGCAGGTGCCACCTGTAATATGCCAATGTTGCTGTAGGTTCCTACATAGGCCATGCTAACATTGCCCACATTAGAGAACTGTACATCCAGCAATAGATCTCTAACAGGACTGGTGATGCTAGTTAGTGTAGTTTGTTGTGTGATATTGGCACTAGCATATGAATCCACATTGGCAGTGATATTGCCAGCATTGGCACCAAACACAATGGCATAATTGGCTTCATCGTTGTAGGTGATGGTTCGTGCTGTGTTTAGGTCTTGAATAGTGCTCATGATAAATCAATCCAATCATATGAATCCAGTCCCATTCGACTGATGGTTGTGGCAGCGGATTCGCCTGTGTCGATTTCTCGAAGTCTGATACCCGCACCATATCGGGTGTTTGTTGCATAGTCAAATATCACATCACCACTCTTGCTCATTGAGTTGATGATGTTGAATTGATAATCACCAATGGCAGTGACATTTTGATCACGGTTATAATCCACACGCACAAGAGCAAACACAAGATCAGTCATGTTGCTGTTTAGGGCAGGTGTAGCAGGTGCTGTCCAGGCAGGGAATATGCTCCAGGCGTTGACAGGAGAGATGGTTGGTGTGCTCACGCAACTTGCCAGTGCAGGTGTCAGTTGCTTGGTGGAGGCCCCTGATCCTGCATACATGTAAATTTTAATTAGACCACGCATGCTGTCATCACTGTTGCCATCTGAGTCTTCACTGTGATCCACTGTGATACCATCAGCTTGGAATATCAGTCGGTCTGCATTGCGATAACACTCGTTGAATGTGTATGAGGAGGCTGATCCTGTTTCAAACAGATTGCCAGTCTTTTCTGCTATGGTCAAGCATATCCACATGGTCTTGTTGTCATTCACAAGTTGTGCATCTGTAATGGCACCACCAAGATAAGCAGAACCATACACCACAGGTATCTTGTGATTGGTTGCTGGTGATAGCATTTGTCTAGAACCAGCATCAAAACCAGTTTGTTGTTGATTCTTAGAGATACTGCGATTGAGTGCGTACGATACTAGGGCAGTGATGGCAGTGCGAACCAACAACACACCAATGGTGCTGGTGACTCCAATGTATCCTGCTACTGTGGTGGCTAGAGCGGTTAAAAATGCCATTATGCTTCCTTCATCCAGGTTTGTTCTATCAGTTTCCAACCTCTACGGCCAGGATCAAAGTTGGTGTCAGGTCCTTGTGTGCTTAGTAGAACAGCTTGCACCCGACCTTGAGCAAGATATTGATCACAGTCTTGATCCCATGCCAGCCATAACACAGCACCTGCACGACTACCACGATGTGATCGTGATACAAACCAGGCCCGCTCTTGTAGCAGTCTGCGTTCTGGATCCCAGAAGTCTTGTCCTCGTTCGGCAATTAGTGTGCCCACAATCTCCGTATCTTTCACAGCCACACGCACATAGTGATCCTGTTGCCATCTAGTGACTAACTTGAATATTCTTGGTGTGTCTTGTTCCGTTGACCAGGGTCTAAATCCCACTCGTGCCTCTGAAGAGAATTGTTTGAGCAATTCACACACAGCAGGAATGTCTTGAAAGGTGGCAAAGCGACTGTGCATTAGGGTTGATCCACAAAGTCATTTGTAACTGAACTCTCAGGCTGTGTGACCTGTGTGGCAGGAGTCTTTGTGACAGGAGCACCAAAATCATAAGGACGCCCTATCAGGTTGGTGATTCTATTGAAACTGGTATCAGTATCATAAAATTGCAACATTGACTCTTGATTGGTCCTGCGACCTGTGATCTTGGTATTCAGCATGTCCACAAGACTTGAACAGGCGAGATTTATAACCAGGCTAGAGTCAAGACTGAACTCGTTGTATTGTTCGCTAAATCCATAATTGGTCACAACACCTTGAAACATGAAGATGGGGTTGCCTGCAATGGCCAAGGGATTGTCAGTCAATGGATCTGTGAACACTCTGCGTATTTCAATCCTGGACCCTTTGATACGCACTGCCTGCACACCTTGTGCATACTCTATAGGAATGCCTGACAGGCCAACTGCTGTTTCTACTGATGTGGCTCGTAATTCAGAGACACTTTCGCTCACACTCATGAGTATGCCAGCAGGTGAGTATGGATAAACAAATCCATCTGATTCTGTTATGTTGATAGCCTTGTGGAATGTTGATAATCTCAACACACCATATGAAGGTATGTCCAGTCTAACACAAAGACAAACACCTACTGAACTATAACCACTTAGATTGATGCTCATGTTCTGTCCTCATAGAATACAAAATCACCTGACCAGTTCACCAGCATGTTGTTGCCAGCAGGCACTAGACTCCATGTGGGTCTTTCCACACATATTACACTCCAGGTGACATCCACACCAAACAAACCAGTGTATGATCCAGCTGCCTCATCTATTGGGCGATTTAGTGTCACAGTGCACCATTGCCTGCGGCAGGATCTGTGACCACTTGATATACGCTACCAGTTGATCCAATTTGTAACCAATCACCTGCTCGGGCAACATAACCACTTGTTAAGCCACCTGCTGTGACGGTGCATGTGGTCACTGAGGTGCCTGCGGGCACAACAACGGTGAAGCCTCCGGTGCCCGATCCAAGATATCCAATAATGTTCTCAAATCCAGGGTGATCAAAATCAATGTCAGCAATGGTAATCCTATCCATCTGATCCAGTCGTGCAAGATAAGGTCTTGCCTCTACATATGTGGCACCTGGGCTTGGGCTCACTGTGAACTTCCACACACGACCTCCACGACTCACTGTGCGTATAACATTCTCTCGTGTGCTGGTGGCAGCTACTACACCACGACCATCAATGCTTAAAGCCGTGGCTGAGTCGATGATCCATTGAAAGGCTTCATTTGTTGTGGCCATAATTATCTCCTTGAGTTAGGCATTCTACGACGCCCTTGTTCTGTAACAGCAAACATAAATTCAGGATCGCTGGCCACTAGGCTGCGGAAACTTGAAGCATCTACTGCGTTGATGTTGTAGGTGATGTTGGTTGAGCCACCCAGTGCTTCATTAGGGATCACACCTCGTCCGCCAGCACCTGTCAGTATCTCTGGACCGCGTTCGCCAACCAGCACAGGACCATTTGTGGGTATCATGCCGCCATTGGCAAATCCCAACAAGCTCTTGCCTGCTGAGAACAAGGTGCTTAAGATGTTGCCACTGCCTCCACCAGATCCCACACCACCAAATGCCTGTGTGAGCAATTGACGAATGTTGGATCTCAACAGTTCTTCCACTATGCTGCTCAAGAAACCTTTAAATTCAAATTTACCAGTCTTGGCAAAGTTTACAATGGCATCTTCCATGCCCTTGGTGGCAGTGGTAAATTGTGATCTAGCAATCTCGCTGGCATTGTAGGCAGCGTCAGCATATTCTTCAAATGCTGTTCGCCATCCATCAGCAAAGGTTCTTGATTGTTGCAAGTTCTCAATCTGTTGATCAGCAATGGACTTGTATCCTGCCGCAATAGATTCAAGTCCGCGAGTGAGTTCTTCAGCTCGTTCTGGTGTTAGACCATCACCTGAGTCCTCAAATGCACCTGCATAAGCACGACCTGCTTCCAGGGCTGCCTTTCTGGCATCTTCTTGTATTTGTGCAATTCTGGCCTGTAACGGAGTCAAGCCAGCTACGATTCTTGCAAAGTCAACATCTCGACTCTTGTCAATGATGCTGAGTTGTGCTTGACCTAGAGCTTGTGTTCTCACAGTCTGTTGTTCAATGGCACGAGTTAGGTTTTCTACTTGACGAATACGATCTTCTTCTAGGATTCGTGCACCTTGAAGTCTGTTGGTGTATTCCAGGAAGTTCTGAGCATGTGCCTCTGTTAATTTGTTTATGCGTTTGATTTCTATATCAATGAGATCAATGTTGCGTTTTTCTTCTTCAGTGCCACCAGCCATTTTGGCTCGTGTTTCTTTTAGGGATTTTATTTCGTCATTGGCCTTGCTAAAGATATCAGCGAGACCACGCAGGACCTGTATTTCATCTTCTGTTTTGCCAATAAAGCGAGTTTCATTAGCAATAGATTCCAGTTGTTTGTCATTGCTGTAGGCGTAGGCATCACCAACCTTGCGAATCTCCACTGCCATCTTTTCTCTGCGTTTACGAGCTTCTTCATTGGCAATCTTGGCAGCTTCCAGGGCCTTGATCTGATCATTGATCATGTCCGTGGTGCCATCGTCTGCCACTTGGGATCGGTCTTGACCAATGTTGAAAAATTCCTTAAACTTCTTGGTCACATAGTCAATGGGTGAATTCAATTTGAACACTGCCTGTGCTACAAAATCAATACCTTGTGCTATGGCTATAAAGATACCTGCTATGCCTGCAAATCTCAGCAGACCTTTCAACAGTCCGCCAAACGCAGCCACCAGGCTTGCCACCACAGGCAATCCGCTTTCCAGCACTCCAACTGCTCGCATGATGTTTAACACAAATGCCTTGGGTCCTGCTATGACTCCCATAAAGGCATTTTTAAGTAGAGTCAATGCTCCGCCGCCATTTTTCAAAGCAACAATCAGTGCATTCTGACCAGCAACCACAGCAGGTAGTATTTTACCAAATATAAGAAATGCTGATCCAGCAAATACCAATAGATTGATTAGGCTTTGAAATGCTTTTGCTGTGATGTTGATGCTGGCCACAATGTCATTCAGAGGCTTGGTCACATTCAGCAAGGCCTGTATCAATTGATCAAACTGTCGCTTCATGTTTTCACTGGCAGCGGCACCTGCGTTGATGGCAGCTATGTCTGCCGCAGAAACAGGCGAACCGGCCATGGTGCCTTGAACACCACCACCAAAATCTACACCTTTGGAACTACGACCAAGAATCTCAATTTGGTTTCTAGTGCGTAGGGCCGTGTTTTCCATCCGCCCAAGATTGATCAGATATTGATTTAAATTTTCTTGTTGTGACCGGTTGAAGATATCATCTAGACTGATACCTGCTGCCGCAAAGGCCTTTTGTGC